TAATGACACATTAACACCAGGCGGCTGCGCAATTTTAACATTTAAGTTGTCCATAAGTTATGCCCAAAAGCGATTAGGAATTAGTGGATCATCTGTAGGACGTTCAACTGGTGTGGTTTTCTTGCGCACAGTAACAGTCATACTACTACTCCACACAATATAAAGGTCTACTCCTTCAGGCAATGCTCTGTCAATCAAGTCTCGGAACAATACCCAATAATATCCATCGCCTACAAGTTGAGGATATAAGATTCCATCATCACTTGTAGTTTCAACACCAGACGGAATCCAATGTTCGCCAATAATACTCATACTATAACTTTGATCATACACCTGAGACGTTATCCCATCAGCATTTATTTCAGCAAATCCAGTGTTTACCGCAAACGTTTCTGCTTCTTCTTTATTGTTAAATTTTAATAGGTAGTCAATCATTGTGTTATTATTTTAAGATATTTATCTGATAATTTTTTTGTAAAAACTGTAAAGCGAGAAACTATAATGTTAGACGGCTGATAACCAACACCGTCATAACCGCCATTTGCGCCTAATCTTATTCTATTAGGAGCGGCCTGAAATATAAGCCTTGTGTTTGTACTCGTTAAAGTGCTTTTACTGCCAAGCGTAGATGTTTGATATGATGCTGATGTAACTGCGGTACCAACTGTTCCATTAAATGCTGCATTGATATTGCCTGCTGAATAGGTTAAAGCAATGCGATTATACTCGTTTAAAAGTTTGCTATTATTTAATGAAAAATCAGCACTATAATTGGATTCATTCCATCCTGTTAACATGTTGCTGTTTTGATTTACGCCTGCATATAATTGCGTACCACCCCAACCAAAAGTTAAGTTTGAATTCATTACATTGTCTTTATGTATGGTAAGAACTCCTTGACTATAATTACTTGGTGATACCGGCTTAAATTTTAAAAACACAGCGCCTTCACCAATATTAAAAAAGTTGTAAATTTGATCATATGAATAGATGTTTTCATAACTGCACCAATTCATAGGACGTGTAAGAGATGTTGACTGCGTTGGTATATAACTTGTAACATGCCAATTTTTTTCAAATTGTGCACCATACAAGTATAATCCATAAACTCCATTGCCAGTATATGCTGGCGGTGTGTATGATCCGCTTTTGGTACCAGCCGCGGCGGTTACTACGCTATCAGCCGTTCCAATATAGTATGTAAAAGATGTAGCACTGCCAGCATTAACACTTGTGTTGATTGTATATGAGCAACGATACCAACCATTTGCGCATGCTGTTACAACCGGCGGATAATCAGTTGACAAATTGCCTGTAGCACTATTAGCTACGGCAATGGCATTGTCCAAATCAAATACCACTCCTTCATTATCAAAAACATATTGGCCATTTAAACGAGAATATATGTAGCGATGACCATTTTTCTTTATAAAGAATGAAAAAGTATACAATGTATTTGCGGTGAGTGCATTTGTAACCGTTCTTTTTATATAATGGCTACAATATGTATAGTCTTCACGCAGGTCGTCTGCACTCATCAATGCATCAGGGCCCGTCACACCATCATGAAAAGAATCATGACCAATCAAATTGTAACCATTCACATCCCAATATGAAAAATCATTTGAATATGTAAGTAAATTTGTTTGATCATTATTAGTACCTTCACACTCTAAAAATAACCCTTGGTTTTTTATAAATCTTGGCCCATATGCTGGTGCAGTGGATGTAGGAATATATTGCCCAAGGTTTACACTTCTTTCAAGCTGGGCGCCATAAATATAATTTCCAATTCCTCGAACAGTCCCAGCATATGAAACGGCTGAAGTATTATCACTTCCACTAAATCTTATTTCACATGTATGCACACTAGGAGATGCTAGTGTGGCAAATGTTATAGTGCATCGATACCATCCGTTATTAACAGCTGTAATGGAACTTGAAACTATGTTGTTATAATATGCGCCTTTTGCGCCGGTTTTCAAATCAAATGTTTGTTCATGAATACTTCCGTCATTACAAACAAGTGAAAAATATCTAGCATTATCATATTTTACATAAGTACTAAATGTATATGTAGTGCGAGGTAAATATGTTACAGTTTGTTTAAGTGCAACGCTATTATACGTATCGGTAGCAACAAAAGGTTGTGTTAGACGGTTGCAAACATAATTTCCTTCAGGATTAATTATGTTACTATTTGATATGATTGGAACAATGTTTACTGTTGCAGCCGGAGCAGTTCCAGCTGTGCCAATTGTTCCTTCGCTAAATGTTATGGTGAATGCTCCTCCATTATACACAAGCGTGGTTTCACCAACAGTTGTTAATTTTATTGAAGCAACAACTCCAGATGCCGCAAGAACCGCTGTAGCTGGCACACTTGTGCCGTTAGCATCAGTGATGGATACATTAGGAGCTACACTATATATTTGTGTACCGCCATTAACAGTTATACTGCTAACCGGCAAAAATGAATATGTATTCCAATTGCCTATACCAGTTTGAGAGAATGCTTCACTATATTTTAACAGATTCTCTGGTGCATATTTTAATACCCCATCACTGTCAATATATGTACTTGATGAGCTGGTATAATAAAGAATGCTTGGGCCGGTAGCTGCCGCTATATTAAAAATATTAGCAGTAGTACGGTCTCTTGTAAATGTTGGATTTTCCGCAAAGTTAACATCTACGGATGGTGTGGCATATGCATATTCATTAAGCCATGGTTTGCTAGCTGACGTAATATCAACTTGAGTATTTAACAATGCAGTTTGAGCAGTGCTTAGCGGTTTATTAGCATCAGTGGTATTGTCTACATTATTTAATGCAAGTCTAGTCTTAACAACCACTTTATTGGTACTCAACAGACTAACTGGTAAAGCAACATTATTGTTTAGTGCATCTTGTGCATTTATAGTAGCCATTGTAGCTATTTATTATAATGTTGTTGTCACACTCATGAATTGATTACTCTTACGCACTGGATAGTATTGCAAGGCTGATACCCATACCGTAGGATGGCCAGCGCTTTGATTGTTAATATCATATAATCGTAATGAATCATAGGTGCTTGGCAATACAGCTGGAACACTACTTATTGTAGGTAAAGCTCCGTTAAAACATAACCCATTATTTCCGCCCTTTAATGCAATTGCAGCTTTAAATGCGGATGAGTTGCCTAAAGGCGTGCTAGTAAATGTATTGGGATTAACATATGAATAGCCGCTATTCACAAAAGAGTATATATTATTTTGCCCATCGCCTTTAATTATACCTGATACCGCTTGATACGTTCCAACTTTACCAACTGCTAAAATACTTTTATCGCCGTAGCCAACAGATCCCATACGTGTTGCATCTGCGGCTATAATAAATGTTCCTTCACTGTTATTATAAAACTTGGTAAAATCTGCACCACTAATACCTGCAAAATCCGCTGCACGTGTTGCAGAGCTGCTATAGGTTGGTATATAACTGGTCATGATTGCACCAGTTTCTAGTTGTGCGCCCCATATAAAAAGTCCAGATGTTCCGTCACCAGTATAAAAGTTACTACCTGCTGTAACGCCACCAGCACCACCTAATATAATACTTAAAGATCCAGCAGCAGTAGTTGTAAATATCGCAGTGCATCTGAACCACCCATTTCCAGTATTAGTAATTGATGCGCTAGTAAATCCATTATCAACTACTGCTATTGGTGATGCTGATGATATATTAAAATAAGAAACCCAATTGGCATTACCAATAGCTGCTCCATAAAGAGCAATACTAGCGAAGTTGACTTCGGCTGCTTTAAAGAAAATGCTGAGTGTATATGTTGTAGATGCAGCCAAAGTAACATCTTGTCTAAACTGGTGGGTAGCAGCGACAGCCGTAGCAATTAGTTTAGAGCCATTTGCTGTGCCGGCTGGAGCTGTAGTGACATTTAAATAAGCAGGAGTACCAGTTGTATTTAAACCGCTGGGACTCCAAGTCGCACCAAAATTTTCACTTTGTAATAATAAATTGGTTGTCTGTGGTTCAATAAGTAAACCTTTGCATCTCTTAGTATTGCTGCTTAACAATGACCCAACTATTGCACTGCCAGTTGTAGCATTATAATCCGTAGCACGCAAATTACTTTCAATTTGTGTGTTTTTAATATAAATTCCACTTGTCCCTCCAGCAGCACCAGTGTAAATAAAATTACCAGTACTGCCTGTGCTATATGCACCAGCAATTCCAACAAAAAAGTTAACTCTTCCTAAGCTAGTTGTTATATATGTTGATGACTTTAATGTAGCACTACAACGAATAAACCCATCGGAGTCTGGAGCAGTTACAGCACCGCTCCAACCATTTGCGGTATCAGAGTATGTAACACTACCAGTTGACAATAAACTAAATGCAACGCTAACAGTACCATTTCCTTGTCCTATTGCAAATCCGCTATATTCGCTAGCTTTAACATATGCGCTAACAGTCATGACGCTGCTGCGTGATAATAAAGATGTTGATGATTGGTCAAATCGGTGATTTGAACTAGCGGTAGTATCAGCATTTAATTTTAATAATGTACCAACTGCTGTAATATTTAGTGTAAATCCTGTTCCAGTTCCTGCATAACCAGACTGAACACCAGTAGAATAACCACTTCCAGGATAACCATCTACTGGTCCAACCGTAAGTACGGCGCCGCTACCGTTGACCGTTAAAACTTTAACTAACATAGTAGAAGTAATCCCACCAGGTATCTCAATCATATCATTTACTAAATAATTGATACCACCATTCTGAATACTATATGCGGTGGGAACACCAGTAGCGGTAGCCCAAGTACTGCGAACCAGTTCTTGTGAACCTGAAGAAGTAATAGCAGAGCTGTTTAAAAATAGGTTTTCACCTGTTGTAGCGCTTACACCATATAAATTAGCACTAGTTAATGGAGTGGGATCACAATCAAATCTTGGGCCATATACTGCAGCACTGCTAGGCCAGGCAAGAGACGCCGTTGCATCACCAACTACAACTTGAGCGCCATATATGTAAATGCTTTGATAGTCACTGGTTCGTGTATATTTTGCATTGGTTGCAACTGAAGTTCGGCCAGCCGTTAATGCTGGAACAAATGCTAACTGAAATCCTGATAGTCCGGTCGCTGTAGCTGTTGAAGTGGCCCAAATGCGCAACCATCCATTTGATAATGTATCAATGCCTGATGCAATAATATTAGTTGCACCATCCTGCACAAATGTACTAACAGTCTTAGTTGTTATATCATAATTTTTAAAAGCGCTATTACCAAAGCCGGCACTCCAAAATGCAAGTTGTAAATAGTTGCTTGACCATGTTGCATCAGCTTTAACATATATGCTCATGGTATATGTTTGTCCGCTAATTGGAGCAAAATTACCAGTCAAATCATGAAGGTGCCTCCATACTGAGGTGCCAGTTGTTTCGGTAAGTTTGGTTGCATCGGTTGTACTAACGCTAAATGGCCCAATTGCATTATTATCTGTTACGCTAACAGCCGCAGTTTTATCCCAATACGAACCTGCAAATGTATTGGGATACAGGATTAAATTTTCAGCTAAAGTATTTACAGCGCTTGAAGTTGAAAGATATGTTCGCACAGTGCTTCCTCTTTCAACCTGAGCACCCCAAATGTATACGCCACTGCTAGCAGTTCCTGCATAACTATTGGTAGACGTCCAAGGGAGCAAATAGAATGTACCATTGGTATTTGTTTTGGTAAATGTTGCGCTGCAGCGATACCATCCATTGCCAGCGGCGGCTATTGTTGCTGCACTACCGCCTTGTGTAACAGTTCCTCCACTTAAATTAAAAACAGCACACAGTGATTCACTGTATGCAGTCAATGCAATGTTTGTCCGCTCACCAGCTTTTGCATATACACTTAATGTATAGCTTGAACCAACAACCAATGTTCCTATATCCTGAGCTAAAAGGTGTTGGGCAGTGGTTGCAGTTTCAACCAACTTATCAGCACTAGATGTTGCATCAGGTGCAGTTGTAGCATTAACATTGATGTAGGCATCACTTGTCTGCCATGATGTTGCGCTAAATGATTCGCTGTATAGCAATAAATTTTCAGGAGCATATTTGATCAGACCATCTGAGTCAACAAATGTAGCTGCGCTGTTGCGATAAAAAGAAAGAGGCGGCCCAATGCGAGATGTTACTAGTGTTCCATTGAGATTTGTCCTGTCACGAGTATATGATTTGTCCGCAACAAAATTAAAATTCAATGATGGTTTGCGTGCCGCCAATTCATTTATAGTAGACGAATATGTTACACCATCAAAGGCTGCTTGTTGTGCACTGCTGATTGGCAAATTTGCATCACTTAAATTTGCAACTTGATCTAAACCCAATGTTGTTTTAAAAGCACTTGCTACATTATCAATTTGATTTGTATTAAAAACACTAGAGTCAGTCGCAGTAATTTTAAAGGCCATTGCTATATTTATAAAGTAGTCAAACTAATTAGCGTAGAATCAGACAAGCACTTGTTGTAATACTTTGCTCTTGCTATAATTTGTCTCTCATTACCGCCACCTATTTGCATCTTGTTGACAATTGGTAATGCAGCAGCACCAGACACAGACGTACCAAGTAAAGTACCATTGATAAAACCTTTACCATAATTTTCTTTGTATGCTAATGCTGCCCGACGATTAGCTGTTCCAAAAGTAGTACTTACATTTCCTAGTCCACTGGTTGTTCCAAGTATACCATTTGCATTTGTGCTTATTGTAAATTCGGTGTCAACACTAGTTATACCTGCACCACCACTAGCTGTTCCAATGTATATTCGGTTACTATTAGCGGTTGAGTCATTCACACTAATGATAGCTACATAGCGTGTGCTTGTATGCAAACTTTTGTATTCAACAAATAGAGTACCTTCATTAGCATTATATATGTTGGAAAAATTACTACCAGTAATTGTCAATGCATCACCGCCTGCGCGGGTTGTGCCACTTGTTGCACTTGAAGATGTAGCTATATAACTGGTTGCAGTATATGATGTAAAGGTACTTCCCAATTCCAATTGCATTCCCCAGACATGCACCTTTGCATCCCAAATGAAACCAAACCCCTGATTGCCACTGCCATCACTACTGCACATCCATAATCCATTTTGTCCTGCAGCACCTGGAGCGGTTGCAAATGTTCGGCTTACTGATATACGATACCAACCATCATTAAATTTTTCAACGCATGGGTTGCTATAGCCAGCTGTTGTTCCTGCCGCTGATACAACATATGTTTCGGTATCAAAATCAAATGCATTGCCTGACGACCCATTGATTGTCAATGTAAAATAACGGTAATTTATTTTTTTAATGAAAACACTTATGGTATATGTACCAGCTGCCAATGTTCGATTTTGCAACATTTGAAATGGATATTGGTAGGTATCATCATTACTCTGAAATACTGTATTGCTAACAACTCCCATTGGGTTGCGCGTACCAGTTTGATTGGTTACATCTCCATCAGTTGCAGGTGCGCGTTGCGATTCTGTTAATATGTATTGTCTACCACGTGCAGCAGTATATGTTGCGGCAAAAGCCGTGTCTACACTAAATGTATATGTATAGCCTGACACAAATGTTATTGGAGTGGTAATCTTATATGCTGTTTCATATGTGATTCCATCAGCAGAAAGAGCAATTTTATTGTGACCACCCAATACATAGTTGGCCAGAAGATTATATGATAATTGTGCATAACTGCCTCCTCTTAAAACAGCTGTAACATCTTTTGAACCTGCTGTTACTGAAAATTGCGCATATGAATTGAGAACAACCATACCTGTAGCATCAGCAGTAACATCAATTGCACTGCCGCCGCTTGTCAATGATAATTGAAATGTAGTGGTGGTGCAATTGATAGCATAATATGTAGTAACATCCTGTCGGTTAATTCCAGTGCTGCCAGTTACATTTCCTATTCTTACGGTTTGTCCATTAGAGAATCCATGTGCACGTGCCACCGTAAGTTGAAAAGTAGTATATGTAGTAAATGTATCAGTACTAGCTATTGCTTTAAAATCAGCGCTATCATACATATCATATGCAGTTGTATCCCAGCCAGTTAAACCATTTGGGTTGACCCACCCGCTGCTAAAATCTTGGCTATTGTAAAACAAATTGGTTGAACCAAATTCACTAATCAATCCTAAGCATGCGCTGCGGCCAACTCCATACAACGGCGTTGCTGTTGTATGTGTATATCTTCTTGTAGAGCTGCCCCGTTCTATTTGAAATCCCCAAACATATACACTGTTATTAACCGGTGGACTACCTCCAGTGTATACTGATGCATCCGGATCACCATTCATTAACCCGATATTGCCGCCTGGCGCAGCGGCAGAAAGGTATGTGCGACTGCAGCGATACCAGCCATTACCCGCACTTTGTATGACGCCACCAACTCCTCCACTCAATGCGCCTGACACAACCGTGCCGCTAGACAAATCAAATACACTATAGCCATTAGTGCTGTTGTCTTGTAGTGTTATTTGGCTAATTGCAGAATATACTGTTGGGGGTGATGAAACTACAACGCGCTTTGCAAATATAGACATTGTCGCATAACCATAATACACACCATAGTCACTGGTTTTATACAATTTGTGTTTGCTATTTGTCGTTGATGCAGCAATTTGATATGCATTGTTATCACCGTTTGGTGCAGTTATTCCAGTGGTTACATTTCCAAATCCATCTCTACTAACGGCCGTGACAAAATCAATACCAACTGTGCCTCCGCTACTTGTCCAAGATGCGTTATCAAATTCTTGACTATACTTACTTAAATTTTCATAATCAATTACAGTATTGCCTTGATCATAAATCCAGCGTGGTGCATAGCCGGCAGCACTTGTTGTAGCAATATACGGCCTCGCAGTTGGGTATCTTTCAAGCTGAGCTGCGCTAACATATATATTATTTAGGTTAACAGCACTGCTTCCCAGGCCAACCGCTGTTACCAATGATGATGCACTTAAGAGCTTACTTATACTATAACGGAACCAACCATTATTTACTGCTTCAACAGCAGTAACTACTCCAGTTGTATATACTGTGGCCGATCGATTATTAAGATTAAACGATGCGTCTGGTCCAGTGCTGCTAGATGCAATTTCTAAACTTAGCGTTCCAACGTTTGAGCTGTTTGGCTTTACGTATACACTAAGTGTATACCACATCTGCGAATCAATAAGACTTGAAACTGTTTGAGTTAGTCGTGCATAACCGCTAGTGTTTGCGACCACATTATAAACGCTGGTTGTTGCGCTGTATGGAGGTGTTAAAGTGGATGCAGCTACAACCGTTGGCGTATTAACATTGGTTTTGCTCCATGCAGCATTGTCAAAAGTTTCACTTCGCAACAATATGTTTTCTTGAGCAAACTGTATATTACCTTGAATATCAGTTTGTGTAGCTGCACTAGCTCTAATATATTCGCCATACGCTCCACTTCGGCTTTTTACAAGTACACCACCAGCTACATCAGGATTTGCTTTATAAATCTGATCCTCAGTAAATATAAAATCAACAGTTGGCGTGTATGTGGAAAATTCAGAAAGGCCAGCAACCGAGCTTGTAGCAATTGGAACTTTTAAAGCCAATTGCGTTGTCAATGCACTGTTGACAATTTTATTTGCTGCTGCTGTATTTGCAACATTAGTAAGATCAAGTGCAGTCTTAATATTAGCAGACGAATTTAATTGGCTAATACCTTGAATTGTGTATGACGCGTTACTTGAATCTGTTATGGTAGACATTAGATATATTTATAACACTGCGGAAGTATTTAACTATTGTACATCTGCTAATATACAATCATATACGGTATTTGCTTAAAGAGCACTAGTTACGCCTGGGCTAAAATCTATTTGGCCTTCTACAACACGTGTAACTTTACCTGTTGAGGTTTGTACTATTTCAACATCATACAGGTAACGGCCTGGCTTAATGCCTGCGGTGACAGTACTTGTCAATGATATAATTACTTGGCCGCTTATTGGCGCCGGTATGGTAACAACAAAATCATAAAAAGTACTGCTAGTATATGATTTGCGAATCTTTCCTCGTGCGGTATAACCAGTAAGATTTGAATCAAAAACACCATTATTTCCTACATTGATGGTAGTAGAAAAGTATGATCCTTGATCCGCATATAAGTCTGCATACATTGCCATATTCTGTATTTATAATACCACAACATTCTCTATAAATGTGTCTATATTTGTAAGAGTAACTCGTATATGTGAATCATCCAATCTTTTGTGTTTACACCATTCAAATAACTTATGCTTTTCTTTAGGCACGATTATGTAATTGCCATTAGCAGTAATGTTAAACCCATTAAGGTTTAACCAATTTTTTGCATCATTCATGCGTTTAATATGAAATGGTATTTCATCTATGTAATTTTTTAAAAGATAACCACTTAATGTTGTAGACACACTATTCATTCGTATACTCTGTATTTTTTCAATAAATAATTTGTTTGCATAAATAAAGCCGCAGCGCATTCCAGCAAAACCAAGTGTCTTGCTAAAGCTTCGTACGATGCATATATTTGAATACTTGTTTATCAAATGATCACATGAAGAATATGTACAATAATCAATGTATGCTTCGTCAAGTATGACAAAAGCATTGTTTTTAATCAGATACTCTATTTGTTCATGGTCAAATGCATGGCCATTATTGCCATTTGGATTAGCAACATACAATATATCATGCCCAGTCAAAGTCTCAATATCAATAATGTTAAACTTTTTATAATTAACCTCACAATGCTTAACACCAAACATATCACAATAAACATTTACCATCTCAAATGTGGGAGACACTATTGCAACCTTGCAATTTTTAAAATGATAAATGAGGCGTTGAATCAATTCAGTTGAGCCTAAACCAATTGCCAATTGATCTATAGTATAACCATAATAATTACTTACTGTTTGGTAAATGGAATATTCGTTTGCATATGAAAATAAATCTTTAGAGCTGATACCTGATAATTCAGAGTGTATCTTATCAAATAAAACATGATCGTGACACACATTATTGCTTAAGTCAATGCATACTGATTCTTTATTGCTGTTCCAATCTGGCCGCTTCATTAAATAGGTTGTATTCAGTTTCTCCGCGTAATGTTCCACACGCATTACATTTATTGCAAGGCTCATGATTGCGTCCATTTAAAAGTTTGGTCTTAAAATCATTATATATTTTGCCAAGCCAAACATCTTTAATTGACTCTACATTTATATTGCCAAGAATTAAGGTTCTAGCCCAATCATTATCACACGTTAATATATCACCATTCCAATCAATAAACAATTTATAAAAAGGGCGGTAACATGCTCTCTGTATATTTAACAACTGATGGTCAAATGCTATTTCTTTACGATTAACTATATTAAGACCATAATCAACAGATGAATCATAGTGATGACGATATATCATTTGAATTGGAATGTCTCCTTTAAGACTTTCAAAATACTCACTCCTATCACTGTCATACATACTTATGGCTATAACATTGCACCCAGCAGCATATAATGATTCGATTCGATCTGCAGTAAGACGGTCTCCATTTGTATTTATTTCAAGATACTTTAAATTTGGATTATGAAATCGTATTGCTGCTATACATTCTTCCAATCCTTTGTGTAATAGCGGTTCGCCAAACCCTACAAATCCTACACGATTTGTAAAGCCAATTTCGGCCAAGTCTTTTCCTATTTTTTTACACAGGTCAACTGATATTCGTGCATGCGTTGAAGGATACTGTTTTGAATCACTGCGAGGACAAAAGGCGCATGCACGTGTACATGATTCGCTTGGGTTAATTTCAATGCTTTTAAGAGAACTCAACAGGTCATATGCAATATGATACGAGTATTGTTCATCTCGAGTTTTAACTATATTTAAGCCATTCATTTGCATAACTACAATTTTTATAATTTTCAAACCATGGACCGCCCTCAGTATAATGCAATGCCTTTGGGCGTCCATCAATTGGTTCTTGATACCAATCAACTAACCAATTCCATTGCAATGGCAATGAACCAATTTCCGAATTGGTTAACCATTGGAATTGATGCAAGTATGATCCAGATTGTTGATTAACAACATCAGTTGTTAATGTTTTATTGCTTGGATGCGCACAATTCCATAGGACAAGTGAACTCCAATTTTTACGTGGATAAAGATGTTGAGTTTGACCATTCATCTTAGTTGTATTTGTTGGATTATAATCATGTTGACATACCATTACTGCATACTGTGGATCAGCTAAACGGAAAAGCTCGTCAACATCCTTAAGAAATATAAAGTCGCTATCACAAAATAAAGCCCATCCGTTATAATTGCATAAATGCGGCACTAAGAAACGAGTAAATGAAAATTCTGTACTTGATAATGGATCAACTGGCCGTGTATAATCGCCTCTTTCACGCAATTCAGATTGTATCAATGCATGACCTTTAAATGGCGCATTTGTGTTTGTCTGCAATGACTTAAGACACGCATAAAAAGCAGCAGGCTGTTTACCATCATATCCAATATATACACTATTCATATATTTTATATAAGCTGATATATGCTTCTGCATATTCACGATTGCATTCCATGCCGCGGAATCGTGAATATGTTTCTATACCAATCTTACTTCGTGGGTTTGGATAATCCCGTATTTCACTAGTGTAGGTATTTAGCATGTGCCACTTGTTGTTTACATCCTCCGCTCCTAATGTTAAATACGTGTTGGGAAAAAACGGTTTATGCCCTTGCTCTGTTGAAGAAGGCACTTCATAACATAAACATTCGCATGGTTGGCATTCTTGTATTTTTCTGAAAGCAATGCGTGCTGACTTATGAACCTCACCATGATCACTGCTAACATCTCCATCAAATGGTATAAACACAACATCTGGTTTTACCTGTAAATATATCTTTTCAATGTCTTTAATCAAATCACTTGATGATACGGCGTCCAATCGCTCATCGGTATAATCTAATGTATGATAAGTTATACCATATATCTTGCTTAATGTTTGAGCATCATTTATGTTGTCAGCCATGCTTGCATCACGATGCGCAACTATTATTACGTGAATATCAGCATCAGGGTTTTGCGAAATATATCCTCCGCAACCAAGTATTTCATCATCGGCATGAGGTGCAACAATAAGAGCCGACTTATAGTTTTTCATCTATTTGAGAGTGTATCCATTTGCGCAACGTCACATTTTGAGTAAAGCGCAATAGCTTTTTACTCCTGTCCAACAAGATTTGTTTACCTTTAAATTCAACAGCATTATTAGCAGAATATATTACATTAAGATTATGAATCTTTTCACTGATATACTTTACTACATCCAACAATGAAATTGCTTCATCGCCATCAAGGTTTACCGTTTGATTTTTTGTGTCTTCAAAGTATCGCGCTACATCTGCTATTCCTTGTGCAATGTCGGAGACATGAATAAAGTTGCGGTAGCCATTGCTATTTACGGTTACAGCTTCTCCGTTGCGTGCTGCAGTTAGGAATGAATTGACTGCTGTTCGTGGATTCATTCCTTCACCATAAATTGTGCCATAACGTAGAATAGTATAATCCAATCCAAATGATTTTTGATAACTGCGAACCAGTACTTCGCCACAAATTTTAGTTGCCGAATATACATTAGTACCAGCATTTAAATTTAATGATGTATCCTCATCTACAATATTTTCAAGGCATTCGCTATATACCCATCCGGTACTGGAAAAAACAATTCGTTTAACAGCATTCTTTACACATGCTGCTAATACATTATGAAGCCCTACTATGTTGACTGCTACTGCATTGGACGGGTCTTCGTGATTCTTTGATGCTTCACTAATTGCAGTAAACAAGTAAACAATGTCAGCTCCTTTTAATAGATCAGTTAGTCGATCAATGTCTTCCACAATATCACAATATGAATAAGGATGTTTGCCAACACTTTTGTCTATATCAATAATTGTAACATCATGATCATTCTTTAATGCATCATATACATGTGATCCGATAAAACCATTACCACCAATTAGCTTAATGTTCATAAATGTAATTCTTTTGTTCTCTTATCATTTCAAACAATGATGGAGTCTCTATAGTATTATATATTGTGGCAAGTGTACGATCAAGTAGACCATATACCGCACTACCACTAACTTCTTTTGCTTCAACTGGCACAACCATTAAACCTAAACCGTATACTTCATCTATCATCTTTAACATACCATACTTACTTACGGCTTCAGCTGAATGCACATGGCGTGTACCACTCCAAAATGTAGCTCCATCACCTCGTACCATTCGTTCAATCAACTTAGCAATTTCCAATGCACTTAATCCATTCCATAGGCAATTTGTATATCCGCTTACTTCTTTACCAGCATTCTTACGTGCAAATTCAAGCAAACCAATCTTATGATAGCGTTCTTCACCAATAAAACTAACACGCATTACGGTACTCTTTATACCTTCTTGACGTTTTGTTTGCCCATACCAATCATCAGCATCACACACATCTGTTTCAACATAACTACCTTTGGAGCCGCTATACACACAATCAGATGAAAAGTTAACAAGATTGCAACCAACTGCTTCACAAATCATATCAAGCTGCCGTGGGAAGTTTAGGTTAACATCAACTGCATGGTCAAAGCTTTGTATATTAGGTTTAAGCAAACCAATACAATTAACAACTATGTCAGATGAATGCAATGTTTTTGCAAACTTTTCAGAATTAAAGTTATATACATTCAATCGCGAACGATCATAATCTTCAACGGTATAACCGCATTGCTTAAAGTACTTTGAAACGTATGTGCCAAGCATTCCATTACATCCTAATACATGTATCTTCATCTTTTAAATACTTTAAGTTGGCTAAGATCAACTGCATATTCTGCAGCGGCGCCGCATACTGTTTGTGAACTACTCTTTGCTCTATAAAATTGTTCTATACCGCGTACTGCTTGGTCAGGAGTCATATACATATGATAGCCCAACACGTCAACATCAGTAGTTAAGATGTCATTATAGTAATAACTAGCTCGCCCATCATACCGTGCCTTACGTAACCATTCAACTGCTGCTACATCATCTGTCAATATCATGCCTCCTTTGCCAATAGGCACCAGTTTCTTAAAGTGGAATGATAGACAAACAAATCCACCAGCATACATGTCTTTTTCAAAACGACATGCACTGTCGACTACTGGATATGGAGCTAATTGATAGTCACCAACCCAATCGCTATCAACAAATTCAACATCATATCCGGCATGCATAACTGACATTGGAACAGATAAGTATGTCTTCTTAGGTACCTGTACTGGTTGATCTCCATTTAAATACTTAAATGTAAGGAACAGCGCATTGCTGCATGAATCAACTGCAACAGCATACTTGCTTCCACAATATGCCGCAACCTCCTTTTCAAAGAATTCTACCGTGTCCCAAATGTTTTCCATATAGTAATTTATATGTCATTGCAATTTTTTATTTGTGAATAATTATGAACAATGAATGGCCGTTGATGTTGGCCAGCAGGATGATTATTATAATTCCAACATACATCTAAAAATTGGCAATGATCTCGTCCAAGTAGTATGTTAAATGCTACTTCATCGCTATATGAATATCTAGCATTTTTATACAATTCAAATAGATTTAAGAAATGCTCTGTAAACTTATGTTGCTTCCATTTTTGGCAATCAACGAGCATTACACCAGCATTAAAGAATGGCCAGTCATCAAGAGTAACTTGCTGAGATAACTCAGGCGTAGGAGTATACAAGTCAAATGCGCCAGCATGTGTTTGCAACCGGCTACATTGTACTGCACCCAATGTGGCATTGCCCAAAGGAATATCATACAGCTTTTTAATGTTGGTTTGACACACCGTATCACTATCAAGAAAAATTATTTTTTCATCAAATTGTTCAAATATGAAAGGGCGGTTCATAAAAAATTGTTCAACTTTACGTTCAATCTTAACATATGATATGGTAGAGTCATCATCATAATGCAAATCACCAAAATGAAAAATGAAAAATTTTAATGGTGCTTCTCCTTTGTAAAACTTTTCTACAAAGGAGATGGATGTACGCGTCAATTGATAATAGTCTTTACTTATAAGATAGCAAATTTTCATAACTTAACTGTTTGATATAATCATATACTGCATACTGTAATGGCCATTTGGAGCGGTGCAATGATCTAAGATATTCTGGTACTGGCATTGTATATGGAGAACTATTTTTTCTAATGACAGGATCTTTTTCATCATAGAATACTCCTAGTAAATTTGAAATTTTTTTAATTTCTTCTTTATAATTTTCAAATACTCCAATATAGATGAAATATTTTGCAATCATTTGTTTATAATTTTCTAAAGTAAGTTTTTCTTTAACCAGCAACGAGTCAAAATATGGGCCTTCATCAATGAGTATATGTTTAGCAAGACATTTTCTATTATCTGGTGTATCTTCACAATTTTTATTTAAATAAAAAAAAGAAGATACTGCATGATTAAACGGATCTCTTACTAATGTTATAAATTGTGTGCATTCCGATGGAACATTATTATAGTGCCATTCACCAAAGAATACTGGGTTAGTTATTCCATCATCAGCCAATTGTTTTATTTTTTGTGAAGTGCATGTAAATAAATTATCATTTGCATAGTGTAAAAAGAATCGGTTTTGCTTTTTGCTGCGAAACCATTTGGCAAAGTATTGACGCATTGTTGTACCTCCATTTTTATAAAAATGAAAATATAATAACGGTTTGTCATTTTCAAATTCCTTAAATGGCATACTTATCTCTTTCTTTTAAATAAACCGATGTAAATTTTGCTTCACCACTGCCTGGCCAAATATAACTATCAGGCGAATATTCATATTGTAAAGTTTGCCAATTGTGAAGCGTTACATCACGCCAACTCAAGTCTTCAATATGCCGAATCTTTTCACATAGAGAGATGGAGCCTTTATTCTTGGCATACACATTTTCAATAGCAAATTGATCACTATCCCAATCGGTCATAGCACTTTCAGTGCATCGTTTAACTGCATTAAAAAAGTCAATAGCATTTTTTGTATTCTTTACTATTATACAACTACATTCCCAACAGCGACGATTAGGATAACGATCGGCATCTGTACCAACATTACAGCATACGTCATAGTCATCAATGAATGCTTGCAATTCACACAGGTCTTTACGCACAATTGCATCGGCATCTAATAGTATTACCGTATCTTCACCTAATGTTTCCAAACAATGCAGTATATTACGGTATCGAGTATTGCTTACATAGCATTGACGATATGATAGCAGGTGCGAACCATGCGGCCCGCGTTGCGTTATATCGGTACTCAATACTGTTCCTGCACGGAAGTATTGTCTTTTACTTGGTAGACCCAATTGTTCATCATCCAAAATTATGTTGGGGTGTGCGTCTTTTAATTGCTGCAATTCTTCAGAAGAACAATCTATTGCACGACAATGCACTTTTACAGCAGGGCTATTAACTGCAATGCTTCTTAGCAAATGTGTTGCATGCTTAACATAGTTGCTGTCAGTTGATAATGTTACAATCATATTACCAGGTTTCATCACATCCTTTACACATACCAATGTATTCATCATTTGAGTGATTGGACAATATGTCTTGCCAAGCAGTTCCATTGTATATATCTTTAAGAGACTGAGTATTTACATTTCCCATTACACCACTTCTTTGCAAGTCATGAAATGGGCAAAATAATAAGTCTCCACCAGTTACTATTCCACCACCGCTACCCGGCCCATACGGACATATTCCACTTCGCTTTCTTAATGATGACATATTAGTAATATGCCCAGCCCGATTAACATTATAAATTTCATTGTCAACCAGATTTGCATTTCTTTTGCAACGGAATGTTTGTACATAATCCAATAAAGTACTATTACTCAATTCACACCTTTGAATAAAACGTATTCGTAGTTGACCGCAGTTATCATAAAGCATTTCAAGCTGAGATATAAACTTATCATATCCATCACGATTTGTATTGCGCAAATACTCTTCTGCTGTTTGTCCATATAGTGAAACATCAAATATCAATTTGTCAAGCTTAGATAATTGAATAATGTCCTCTTTGCTTAATAGTAAAATGTTGCTGGTAACTGTATATTCGTGCACACGATTATCAGCTTCAAGGATTTGTAATTTATCAAGGAAAGCCTTGTCTAAAAATGGTTCACCTATGGCTGGTGTCAAGTCAAAATATTGTATGTCGCCATCACAACATTTATCAACTATACTTTGGAATTCATAAGTTGACATAATCTTAAACTTGCTATAATCAGCAATCTTATCAATACCACCACGGCAAAAGAAGCAGTTTAGATTACAATTGTTTATTGTTATAATGCTAATAAGATTGCTATTTTTTTCAAGCGGGACAAAGTTACTACTTGGTGTGCGGCCCAATGCTTTAGTTATGATGCTGTCAATTTTTAAATTGGTCATATGCTTGTTTAAATTTATCTGTATATTTTACAGAGCCATCTCCACTCCATATAACACTTTCGTCATTGCAATTATAATCCTTATACTTTAATTGCAATGACTTAATCTTTAATTGGGTAGACTTAAAAGCATGGCGCAATGCAAGAGTATCTTGATCCCAAAAATACAAATCCTTTTGCAGCTTATTTATAACATGCTTTAAAAATTTATTGGCTTGTGGAGTATCTCTTATTACTATAGCATCTTCATCATGACACCGTGTATGATCTAAAATACTAATGTCAGCATCATTAAGATCAAATACATCATCAAATGATTTAAGTATTACAAAATCACAATCAATAGCAAATACTGTAGAATCATCATAATGTTTAAAAATGTAATCTATATTATAAAAGCGGCTATGACATGTATAGGCAGTTTCATCTGTACATATACAATTCCTATTGTACTTACCATCAATCAACACGCTGCTTTCATTGACATTTTTAATTCTCTTTGTTTTATTTAAGGGTTGATTGTCAATTATTACGTCAACTCCTTGTGCTTTCAAATCCTCAATAAACTCTTCATCGCAATTAACACAACGACATACTATAATACCATCATAATGACGCTTTAAAGAATGCAATAGCACATGTACATAAGGCTGATATGTACGATTAGTTGAAAACGTAACTACTCTATTCATATACCATACAAAGGATTATTATCTAATTGTAAAACGCAACTGATAAAATTATTTATTTTTTCAGCTGATGGAATTGTGTGTTGCATTGATAAATGCTCGCCATACTTGTCACGATATGTACTTTGTTCATCATTGTCCCATATGAATTGATCACCATCAGTATATAGACCGGTTTGGTCTATTGGACAATAGATGTAATCAAATAATACCGAAGCCGCTTTTACTGTTTTTTTCATATCATATATGTTGCGAGTAACAATCCCTTTGGTTGCATACTCGGCATAGTTTGCACTTGCAGTTGTAAACCATACGGTATTAGCATATAGGTTGCAATACAAATCAAATCCTTTGCGGCCCATCTCATTCAAATGCTTTTCACATTCTAATGAATGATAATATGAAGGAACACTATCACGACATACAATCTTTAGTTTATTAAATGATTGTAGGAAGCCGCCTTTTATCATTTTATCAGCTACAGTATAATAAGCTAAAAATTCATCTTCATCAATTGTCTTTTTATTTGGCAATTCATTCTTATAATACAATATCAATGCACGATCATATGGCGGCTTAATAATATCTTTAGACCTAATTATCCATAAGTTTTGTTTAAAGTCGTCATCATAATCATTTAATAGATCACCGGTTATGATTATTTTTTCTTCTTTTGTTTTTGCAGACAGATAATCATATTGCTGTTGATTATATACATTACCTAAATATAAACGTTGTTTTAAATGGCTAATCATACAAAATAATTTTCAAGTTGTCCGCGTCTTCTTACATCAAGTGTTGTGCAATGATGAGCGCCTGAAAACAATTCACAATGTCTCATTTGCGATCCTATTGCAGTTATACCATACGGCTTTAGTTTTTGATTTAAAATCTTTTCATATTCAGGATGACATATTATCAACTCTGGCGATACACTAAACACATTCAATTCAATCTTGGTTGATGCTAGGCGTAGTCCGTTTTTAACTTCACGCTCCCGATCAATTGGCTCAACCAAGACGGTATCCCATGATTGCAATTCTTTTGGTAACTGTTGCCAAATGTCAGGACGAGTAACCAAACATAAGCCTGGGCGCAGCGGAAGTATACAACTGTCAATATGATTGTCTGTTATGTTGCATTCCCAAATCTTATAGCGGTCTCCTAGGTGACGCTGCAACCATTGCACACCCAATTTCATATTTAACGAACTAGCATTAAACAATAGGTGCTGCCCAAAGCGCATTATGTTGGCAGCATCAAACATAATTTCAGGCCCACAATCCATTGGCGAAACGTGTCTAACCAATTGATCGGTTTGCCCGCCATTAGCTTGTACGATGTGCGACATGTCAAATGAATAATCAGTAAGCAACGGGCGAGGCGCACTAGTCCATTTGGCACCTGCATTAAAATACTCTAGAAATAAATGTTTTAAGTAGTCAGTTTCATAATAGCGCCATCTGCAAGATACTGGTGTCTCAATAATTTCATTGCCAATTACTATACTCAAGTCACGCACATTAAGAGATGGATATACCGCACTACTCCAATTGGGAGTCTTTACTTTTTGTATAATGTTAGGAGTTTTTGGGCGTCTTACGCACACTCCCAAACTTGTTAATAGATTAGCAAAAGCTTCAAGGTCTTCATTGTGCTCGGCTATATAACGTTTATCAATTTGAGGATTGATAATTCTTTCGTTTGCAAACTGTATATTATCATGAAAAAACATCTTAAACGTCAAGTCAACCGCTGGTAGTGTTTCAGGCACTCCTGCTCCAACTATAACCTCTTCCAAAGGATCCCATTCATTGTGGCTGTTTACCATTGTGCAGTGCATCCCTTGCATATGCCTGTATAGTTGCTGTTCACATGGTCATTTACAATACCTTTCCATGCTCCTGTATCTCTCAATTGTTTTAATGATGACTTTTTCAAATCACCAATCAATGACACTTTACCAAAATCATTAAATGCACAATAGTAATAATTACCATCACTTCGTATAGCACCTCCGCTACCAACTCCACATGGGCATACACCAGAGCGAGTTACTTCTTTAACAGCAACATCAACAATACCGCCGCGATTATCATTCACACGACCATCATGAACACATACATTTTTCTTTGTGAATAATTTATATAGTACACGTTTAAATGATGTATCAATATCGTGCAAGTCTTCATTGCGCAATGTAATTTCAATTGGAACTTCAAGGCTCTGCAATGATTCTAATGTTGGAAAACATTTATTGAACAAGTCTTTTCCTGTAAAGCGTTTAAAACTGGCTGCGCCACTGCCATATAGTGAAACCGACAAGTTTAATTTTTTATGATGTTGTGGAATAGCATTTACTGTCCCATTGGTTGTCAACAGGTATCCTTTTACAGACGGATGATTTTCCAAATAATCAAGGTAGGTTATTATATTCTTTACAAGAAGAGTTTCACCAATGACAGGCGTCAAGTCAAAATACTCTACACCAGCATCTATACAATCATCTACCACTTTTACAAATTCGTGGTATGATAATGTAGGCAATTCATATGATTGCACATCTTGTATATCGCCGCGGCAGCCACTGCACGCCAAGTTGCAACGATCTGTAAGTATAATGTTGATAAAACGCGAATTGTATGCATCACCGCGGTAATGGTCGCCGCGTACTATTCCCCATGAGAAAGCACGATGATTGGATACCAGCAATAAGAATTCAACGAGGCTGTTCATGACCTTTCACAAACGGTCCAGGCAATAATATAGGCGGCCACAGTTTATAAATGTCAGCCACATCTTTTGCACTATCAAATAGTGTATCATTTTTTACCGCATCATTTAGCATTTCGATTATAATGTCAATTTCTTCAACGCTATCAAGGTCTCCAGCTTTTTGGAAATTAACTGATTCTGCTTTTAATTTTTCAACCGCATTATCATACTGTTGTAATAATAAATGCCATCCCCTATTCTTAATTTGTTGTAGTATTTCAGGAGTCTTATCAAGATATGCACTCAAGTCTTTAATACCAAAAGCTTCCATTGTATGCAATACTGTTTCATCAACATAATCTTTAAGGCGATTGATATTTGCTTGTTGATCATCAATAAGATGAAAATAATCAGATACTTTTTTAACATGAGAATCAAATCTCAACTCGTTTTCAATTATATCATCTGCATATTTTTCACAGCATTCGTGCAAATCCATTGTTGTAGAATCATAATATGAATTGCCAAAAAATGTTTTGATATAGTATATTTTGGTATCTGGAAAAGTAACGTAATAACTTTTATTTTCAACATAATCAATCAAATGAAGAGTATTTTCATTTATCAATTGCTGTGTATTTTTCTTTACAAGAAGATTATACTTAACCTCATCATTAACAAAGCAGACAAAACATGAATTTATACACAATGCATCATTTATGTATCTTATATAATTAACCATACTAATTATATATATGAATTGCCGTGGAGCAACTATTAAGAATTGTAATAGTTTACGTAATATAATTGTGTTACACCAGCTCCCGCGTATTTTACAGGTATAGTGTTTACAAATGAACTGCCTGTGGTAACATCTGTTATTGTAACCGTTAAATTGGGACTAGCATTTGTTTGGTCAGGTGCATTAAGACCATGCCATGAAATTTCACGGCCCCATGTGCCTAATGTTGTAACCGTACCATAACCAGTTAGTGTATATTGAAATACATAAAGACTGCTACTATTTGCTTTCCATGTACTTAGTGTAAAATCAACATATACAGCTGCATTGTCGCTATTTCCATAATAACTAGCAATTTCTGGATTTGAAGCTATATTGTATTGAACCAATGTTGTATTGCGAAAGCCGCTCCATGATATATTGGTTGTGCCTGGTAACTTTTGAACGCCACCATAAGAATGTGTAGTATATCGATCAGCTGTACTGGTGCCTCCACCGCCAGTATATGTAGATGCGCTAGCAGTAACATTCATAGCATTACGCAAATTAGAAATACTAACATTGGTTGCTGCTGGAGAATATTGAGTACCAGCGCTGACTGTGTAATCAGTAGCTAAGCTTCGGATAGCTGTTACTGATAATGGACCAGTTATTGGAGTAGTTGGCATATTAGTTTACTTTACTTTTTAACTCTTCAATTTCAGCCTTAAGTTCTTTAACACATTCAATGAGCAGTGCAACCATCTTATCATATTTAACGGCCTTGGTACCATCATCACGAGTAGTTACAACCTCAGGTAATACAGCTTCAACTTCTTGAGCAATCACACCAATGTCACGGCCAGTGAAGGTAGATTGTTGGTCATTCCAATCAAATGACACACCGTTAATTTTGGCTACCTTGTCTAATGGATTGGTAATGTTTGCGATGTTATCTTTATACTTGCGATCAGATGTACTAAAAGCAATAATGTCGCCTTTTGCATCAAGTTGATTAAGTATAACATTAGCATATGTAGTTGCTGGGCTAGTAGCATGTGTATGTATATGCAAGGTACCAGTAGTGCGCTCGCATTTAAGAAATACCGCGCATGACCCTTGAGCTAATAATGAAAGACCAGCATCTCCAATATAACTTTGACTAATTAAAGCAGCACTAGCATATCCGTTTTGTGTATCTCTGGTAGATGTAATAAGACCTCCTGCACCTGTACTATTAGCACCACTTGTAATAGCACCAGTTGCTCCGATTGTTGATGCACCGCCTATTGCACCAGCATTTAATATGCCACCACCACTTGCATTAAATGATCCAGCTGTAACAGCACCAGTTGCTGAGATTGTTGATGCGCCGCCTATTGCACCAGCATTTGATATGCCACCACCACTTGCATTAAATGATCCAGCTGTAACAGTACCTGTTGTAGTTATTGCGCCGGCTCCACCAATTACAACGAATGATTGACCTGTAACTGGTCCATTGATAACACATGATGTGCCGCCTATTGCACCGCTAACGCTTAAAGACGCACCGGTAATTGCTCCAGAGCCTGCAGCCAATCCTACACCGGTAACTGCACCACTGGTACTCAACACACCAGCTGCAGTTACCGTTAATTGTGCAGTGCTGCCAACCTCAAGAGTATTTCCTTTAAGTTTACCGCCTGTAACAATATCGCCACCCGCGCTTGCAGTAAATCCGGTAACTCCACTGATTGTGCTTCCAGTAATTGTTACTGTACCATTAGTTAAAGTTGCACCTGTAACTGTACCACTTGCAGTAATTGCACCATTAACATCCAATGCTACCGTTGGAGTTGTTTTACCAATACCAACAAGACCAGCACTGTCAATGCGCATGCGTTCAGCTAATGCATTGCCTGGATTGGTTGAGAATGTTAAATACCCAGGCATACTTGTACTTGATATTGTAGCACTAGCATTTATTTTAGCTTCAATTGCCGCAGCAGTAAGAACTGCACTTGTTGTCGCTTGGCCTTGCCAATCAATTATTCCAAGTGAATCATCTTGGACCGCAATTGTTTGCGATGCTGATGAAGCTGTTCCGCGAGATTTGACAAAAGATAATACACCACCATACGCATCATTATTCGTTTGAAATATACTTATTGCTGCACCATTGGCAGCGCCAGCTCCTATTGCTGCAATATGAGGAATACGTGATGTAGTTGTACCTTCAGCACGGTTATTAAATGATAATGTATATGCGCTTCCAACAATAAGATTGCCATCCGCATCAACAATAAATGGTGAAGTATCACTTGCAACGTCATTAACACGCAATGCAGGACCAGTTGATTTTTGTGTAATGATTAAACCTGAACCTGTACTATTTGCACTGATTGTCAATGCATCGTTGCTTAAAACATCGCTCCCGCCAAATATACTTGTAGAACCGCCAGATGTCCACGATGGAGCGCCAGTACTCAAATTACTTGATGATAATCCACCGCCAACAGCTGTTCCGTCTAATAGAACAATCAAACCATTTGTTTTCTTTCTCCAGGTATTAAATGTATCTGTAGTAATTACTCCAGATACTGTAAGTGAACTAAACGGTGTGTATTCGGTTGGTGCAATAGCCATTAGATTATAGAATTATTAACAGTATTTATCATGATAAGATTTTGTATTTGCTCTGCCATTTGTGCATGCATTGCTTTAAGAGAATCAACATCGTTTTGCAATGACGCTATTTGCGCATCCTTTTCAAGGAATGCTTTACGTCGTACCAGCATACTTTCATAAGATGAGCTGTCAGTATTGATAATTGCATTTGTAGAAAGGTCTCTCTCCAATGTTAAATTATCTTTTACTTTTAATCGTCCATTCATTATAATCCGGTTGTTGCAATTGCCTTAAGATTGGCTACACTTGCCACATCATATGTATTGCCAGAAAGGAATACAATCTTAAGTGCAAATGCTAAGAAATCATTTGCGGATGAATTGATTACATATTCACTTTCTGAAAAATCATTATCACTTGATGAAACAGTAATTAAATTTGTTGGATTAACTAATGCCCATGCAGTTGGAATATTTGCATTGCCATCATATACAAGTTTAATATAAACCGCAATGTTTGCATCAGTTGATGGACGGTTTACATCCATATAAACATTCAATTGGTTGGCTGGCTTATCAAGTTTAATAAGCTTTGTAAGATATCTTGATGTTGCGGCGCCTGCATCAAATATAGTTTCGCCTACAACAGAATTGTTTACTTCATTCTTAATTGCAAGAAGTGAAACACGATCCAAGTCAATAACCGGACTTACATAATCACTTGTTGTGGTTACGCTTGTTGTTAATGTTGTATTGGCCGCGCTTGCACTAGTTATTGCATAGACACTATTTAAATCATAGTTTTCATATGCTTCAACCGGTGAAACAATTGCACTAACTCCAGTTCCTAATGTTAAGACGTTATCAATGGTTGTGCTTGGAATATTTAAGTTACTTTGTGTAATGTTAAATGAAGTTAAGGTAGCACTATCAAGATTAACAACAAATTGATACACTGATGAAACACACATTGATGGATTTGATGATGAACCATCACTTTTCCAAACAGTATTTGCATTAAACCAGGTTGCGGTATCATTTATTCCGTAACCTTTACCTCGGCCTGTAATGTTAACAGCAACCACCGCGCCTGTCGACGGATCAACCGTAAGAGTTGCTGTAGCTCGTTTATAAGCAGTTGTTTCATCAATGTTTGGATTAGTTCCGGCACTTGCTGCATATGGCATTGGTAATGTTACGGTAGCAGTTGATGTAAATCCAGTATTAACACTAGCAGTTTGTGCATTGACCGTAATCATAGACACACCATCATCAAGAACTGGTTTAAAGGATAGGCTGCCAGACGGTGAGAATACCGCACGATTTATTTTAAACTTAAGGTCACGCGTCTGATCTGCACTCCATGTGCTGCCATTTTGACTCTTAAAGAATACACCAGCATAAACATTCTTATTGATTGGTTTCTTAGGATTGCTTGATACATCAAATCCATTATTATCTGCAACCCAAACTTTATAATTTGGATCATTTGACATAATGACAAGTGCATATTCAGTATTTGCTTTAAGATATACTGGATCACTAAACTTAAAGTTTGTAGCAACGGTAGAATCTTCAGAAGTACTTATAAGTTGTGTGCTGCCTGTATTTCCAGCTGGAGCATAAGGATTCTTTGTAACAGCCGAGAAAGGAACAATCTTTTGTGTAGGATATCCATTTTCCATTGTTACAATGTGAATGGTAACTGGACTTGTACTACTTATTGCTTGGAAATACAGGTCAACACTTGTAAGATATGCTCCAGTTGATATATTGCTAAGCATAAAGCTTTGTGCCAATGGATCATCCCATGTAATTTTTACATCAGATACATTGCGCGATTCGGACAGGTTAATGGTTTTAACTTGTGGAACACGCGTTGTTATAATATCAGTTTCATGAGTTTCGGAAATACCAATTGCGCTATAGTCTCCTTGAACAAATGTAGTTGCATCAGCTTCAATGTTGCGCGGGCTATCAGTAAGTTTAAATATGCGAGAGCCAACTTTAAATTTCAATGAATCATTGTTTGGCACCAAGAATAAACCTTCAATTTCACCATATTCATTGGTAACCAATTCGCTTGGTGTAAAATCAAGAGCACCCGCAATTGCTCCTTTATAGTCACGCACCAGAGTGGTATCTTTAAAAGATACAAACGGTGTTGATGTTGCGTATGAACTTATATCAATTCCATCAAAGAAAGGATATACACGAGTTTTTGGCTTTAGGCGCTTAGCACGGAAATATACCTTACGTGAACGCATAAATGGTATAAAGCTAACATCAATGATGCGATCTTCTTTGCGTTCAACAATATCAGTATATGTAAGAGTAGTATTGGTACCAGTTCTTTTTTGAATACTTGGAGTAGTTGTGACAATTTGTTGCATTCTAAATCCACGCGCAGGATTAAATACGCTGTGTTGTTTACTCCAGGTTACAACTTTTTTACCAGTCCAAGTGGTTGTCCAATTGTTCCATACAGTTCCAAGGATTGTATTTTTAACAGCATTATCATATGAACCAGTATTGACAATGATTTTTGATAATGCAGTGGTTGTTACGTCTTTCCATTCATCACTGCTAGGGCTAAGTTCAATGTTTCCATTGTATGTAGTAACTTCATATGGATTGACGCTTTCATAACTGCTTGCATATGGTTGGTTAATCAATTCTGCTTCAGTATAATTTAACGTAGCAATATTAGCGCCAATAGTAATACCTGTTTCTGATCCGACTACTCTTTTAAAATCAACGCGTCGTGTTGAGAATGATGGACGAGCTATACCTTCATCAGGATCAATCGAACAATTATATGATGCATTAAAGTTATCACCAATGTTATGATTTGCAAATCCGTCGGTTAATACTGCATTTTTAAATCGTGTACCAAGTATATCTGTAATTACTTTATTTTGTGCAACGGTTTCAAGCTTTGACAATTCAGTATAAGTTTCAAGACTTGTTATTCTTGTCTCAAGCGCACCAATATCGCGCATGGTATAGCGGCGGTTATCAATATAATTTATTTTTATATCTGAAGTATTATAAGTATACGCAGGAATTTCTAGCGTATACAATGCCATGCTATTAGCTGATGGTTTAGGTTCAGTTGGCGGTATTGCAGGTGTACCTTTTTCAATCTTAAATGATGCATCACTACCTACAACAAGTCGGTCAATGCGCGGAAGATAAATAACACTTTTTGATAACAATGCACTTCCAGGATCAATCTGTTGCTTTGTGCTGGTTGCGCTTGTACCAGACAATATGATTGGGCGGAAATCAATTACATCAGATAGTCTTTTCCCATTGAATGAAGGAATGGTATCATATGTTAATCCACCCGCAATATTTGTGCTGCTGTTGTAACTATCAACTGTAGTAAATCCATTGATATTAGCACCATTACGATCCAAGTAACTATATGTAAATGCTATGGTATCTGTAGAAATAAACACGCGCGTGCCATTATATTTTACTTTAACATTTGTATAATAGTTTGAGCGCTGACCATCATCACTAATGGTGCAATCAGCAAGAATATTGATTGCGCTCCCACCACTTTTTGTTAATGTAACCGCAGTAAGTTTAAATACATCAGCCTGTGATAATGTAAATTCTGTGACTCCTTGTGTTACTGTTCCGCTTCCAGAACTGCCAGTGCCTGAAGTGGTTGCAATAAATACCGTACCTGCAGTGCTATTGATTGAGCCAAAGGCTGTAAAATCAGTTGTGCCTGGAACTAAAATTTGATAACGGTTACCTGCAATAATAGCAGTTGCATATACTGTACTTGAAATAGCAGTTGTTGTAAATGATTGGCTTGCAATAACCAATGTTTTGGTTATTGCTGTTTCGCCATTATCATCCGCACCATCCATTAGAACTGGTATAACAGCACTCCATGCATATGCTCCACCTTGGCTCGACACCGGAATACCACTTGTTGTGGTTGTGCCAGATGGCGTAACAAAAGATCCGTTGATATTTAAAATTACATTACCTGGGCTACCATCAACAATTGCACCACCGCTTGGTATGACAAGAGGAAGAAGTGTTAAACCACTTGATGTGGTACCGCTTGCAACATGTCTTAAGATATACTTAACACCGGTTACAGTTTTTACTGCGGTATATGGTAGTGGGAAAATTGCAGTATCACTTGTAGTTTCAGAGAGTGCTTTAGTTATGCTAAAATTAAATGTGTCAGCGGCTAAATACAAACGATTAAGCTGTGATATATTTGCCGTTGCACCAGCCGCCATTTGAATGTCATATAGGTATATACGATATGTAGTTCCTCCTTCCAATTCGACTGTCTTTATCTTACATGTAGCTGGTGCAGTTGCAAGTGAGCCAAATGTTAGAATTGGCGTAGTAACCGCGCCACCACTTCCTGTAACACCTGTTACTGTAATCGTGTTTGCTGAGGCATTGATTGATGCAATGGTGCAACTATTAGAATTTACTGTAACAGGCATACCAACCACAAGGCCTGCTGTCCCAGATAATATGTAAATTGATACCGATCCTGCGGTAACAGTTGCTTGCTTGGTTACAGATAATACATTTAAGTTAAATCGTTTTGTAATGTCTGTGGTATTTGGCAATTGTGAGCTGGCATCAAATGTACCCAATACATAATTACCAATTGCAGCTGTAGCATTAGATAACAATGCAGTTGGGCTAGTATCACGTGCTTTTGATGCACTAATATCATACTTGTCATTAAGAACAATACGATGCCCTTCAACATATGCCGTTGACTTGTCAACTTCCAATGAATAGCGTGCTTTTGCATCAGCTACAAAATCAAGTGAACTTCCGCCAGGCAATAGAGATGTGCCATAACCAGCTTTGTCAAGTTCACTGGTCGTAAAGCGTCCAATATTAGATCCGTCATTATACAATTCACGAACATTTATTTTAAAAGGGTCAAGCACATAATTGCCGCTTTCTTCAAATGTACGTACTGCTAATTTTGTATCAAAACTTGCAGTACGTTCATCAACACTTGCGGTTGGAATACTATTTACAATATTCTTTAGTACAATCTTTGCAACACTATCTTCGGTTACAACATCGTCATAATCAAAGCCTAATTCCAAATCTATAGCATAACGGTCGGCACCTGGAGCACTAGCATTTGGTGTGCCGGCGGCATTGTCAAATAATGTAATATCAGCATATGAATTTACATATTTTTCAACGACAGTCAATACTGCATTGCCAACAACGGTCTGGTCTTTTGATGTGAGAGTAAAGAAATAATTTTGTGCAGGTGATGCAACAAAACTCCCTTTGGTAAAGAACACACCAGCGGCCATATATATTCCGCATGCATAACCAGTAGCAGATAATGTTATACCTGTTAAGCTATTGTTTGTGCTAAGAGTTGTTGCACCAGCAAAGTCAGATATATTGGTTGAACCTGTACCAGTTCCAGAAACTGCTGATGTGCGATATCTTATATAAAAACGGTATGTAGTACCCAATACCAATTCATATTTTAAAACATCAGCATATATGATGTTGGTTGTGGTAGATGGAGTATATGATAACCATGTGGTGCTAGTTAAATTTGCAGCAACGCCACTATATGAGGCTTCAACATATTGTATGTCTTTTGAAAATGTTGTTTCTCCACCAGTAACTGCAACATTATCATTCCATGTGCTGCGCCCAAATTTATCAATTTGGCTTTGCAACATACTTTGCATTTGGTTTAACTCTCTTACCTGAACACTATAGCCAGGCTTAAAGAGTATACGCAAATAGTTTTTATCATTTGGCGTTAATGCTGGGCTATTACTATCAAGAGTGTTGTAATCATCGTGATAGGTTGAATTGTTTGTGGTAATTGCCATTAGAATTGAATGATAATTTTAATTTTTTCAGTTTGTGTACTTGAACGTGTAATTTTTTTACGGTTTTCAACAAAGAGAACATCGCCACGGCTATATGTAACGGAGTCATCTTTAATTTCTGCATTATCGAGTAGAGCTGCGGTATTATTGCTGTATGTTGCGGTTGTAGTACCAAGAGTAATTACACCCTTAGAGTCCATTGATCCAACACTAACCACAAGAGTTGTAGTTATATCAAGCTCACCAAAACCTGTCCAATAATTTTGGTGATAATATAATTTATTATTGGCGCTATCCCATGTATCAACAATGCCAACAACCTTTAGGCGACCATTTAAATTATCTGCAGCAGATACACCTGAACCTGCTGTAGTTTGGCACAACAGCGCGCCTTCAGCCAATTCAATGGTAGGATTACCTGTAGTACTTGTAATTGTCAAATACTTTAATGCATTATAGGTTGATTGAGCAGCTAACACTGCAGTAGGATTTTTAATAACTGAAATTTGACGATATGAATTGTATAGTGAATCACCGCTAATGTTGCCAGTTAATGTTGCTTCTAAACTAGCATACCATGATGGCATTACATTAAATGGATTGTAACCATACCCATTAAGAGGCGCAACAATTGGAGCAATGATGGCAGGATAGTCACCAGCAAGAATTGCCGTACTGGTAGTACTAATAATTCTTACGCTTCCTTTGGTTACTCCTTTTTGCCATGTACCTATGTTGGGTAATGTTACTGCTGTAATTGTCTTATATACGCTTTGGGTTGTGGTAGTAATATTCCCAGTTGGGATTGCCACAACTGTTGCTGGCGTGACACCGCCAGTAGAGTCATCGCTATAATACAAATATCCAGTTAAAACCGCATCAGTTGCGTATCTCCCTCCGTTAACTACATGCAAACCGGTAACTGCTCCACCAGCGCCACTTTTTACAGTTGTTAATGATGGAGTAGTACCGCTTGTGAGAGCAGTGGTTCTTACAATAAGAAATTGATCTGTAGGCGGTGATGTAATAACCTGAACCAATACCCAATAGCTTGCGGTAGAGGTACCAGCTGTACCTATAAGCTGTATATCATATACACTAGTATCATTTGGAATAGAGGCCAGTGTAGTAGCATCACTAAATTTAGAAACACACATATACAGGTATGATAAAGTATCGTTTACACTTTTTAAACCATAACATGGTAATAGACCATTTACAACATCTGGCAAGAAACACGATGAATCATGCGAATTGTATGTCTTGTATTTTTGGCCAGTAATTAACGCAACATTTGGTATAGCAATTTTTGCAGTATTATCAATTTCGGTACCCAATCGTTGCAATGCTTCTACATTATTTAATACTTCAAGAGAATCTGAATAGCCACCAGTTGAATTTGGAATAGGGTATGACGTATCTTCATTGGCGTCCCAACGATCCGAACGGCCAATGCCTACATAGTATTTGTTAGTAGATCCACTGGTAATATCATCGACAAATGCTTTTGTATTTGAACGGCGAAAGGTATCGGTAATAATAGCTGACATATTTTATTTTGTAATTAAATCTATTTATATAGGAACCGTTGGGAGTGTCGATGCACCGGTGGTGTATTGTATTATATATGATCCAAGATTGTGAATTGTGCTGTAAGGTGTGGCTGAATAATAAGGCTCACCCATTTGTTGGATTGTGCTGTTCAATATGAAACTGTCTAAACAACCACAGTCATAAAACTTTAATGCGCTGTCATATATACTAGCATTGCGCGAACGTACACTTTGAGCAGTACCATTTATATTTTCAGTTAATAATATATTAAGATATGCGTATGCAACCCGTGCAAACGCTCTATCAATTATGCTGTTATTGTTTAAATTGCTATTTACTAATGTTAAGAAATATAAGATCTTTCCGCGATTCCAGCCAGGTTGGTATTTTGGAGAATGTTGATGATTTAACTTTTTATCCCAGATTAAATTGGATAACCATGAATTGATGTCCGCTGGATTTGATAAAGCATAATAATCTTCAATTGGATTTGTCCAATCATTAGCACTAAATACCTGCAAAAGAAGTTGAGCAAATAATTTCAACCCAGCCGGATGAACAAATCGTAAATATGGATCAAACCAAACTGATGAATCAACGGCTGCTGTAATTACATATGAATGTAATTGCCAATAATAACTATCTTGAAGTTTATCAGTATTTGAAGGCATACCTCGCACATCTTCATACCACCATTCTTGAAAAGGTTCCCATACTATACTATGACCAGCGGCTGTACCAACATCCGTACACCTGTATGCTTGGCGTGCCGGACCGGTTCCAACTACAGCATACATATTGCCATTGATTGGCATGGTTGCTGGTGGAGATGCATCGCCAGTAATGAAAGAAATAACAGGTATACCTGTAGCGCTCCCTTGGGCGGTCCACGCATAAGGCGATGCTGTTGGTCCTTCCTGTAAAAGATTACCTGTTGTGTTATACCACTTTGCTAAACTTGTGCCGGCGCCGTTAGTTTTTTCCAATACCCAGCGTGTGCCATCATAATACATTGCATCGGTATATGTAGCAACATTAGATAATGCCCCACCATTTGTATATGACATTTTACCATTGTAAAATCCAACAAAACTTAATGGCGCAAACGTAACGGTGGCCGTACCATTGGTTGTTAATGGTAAAGCTATAGTTAAAATTTGATTGTTTGCATCAGTAAATACATAGCCTGGATAATTAAGAACATTTTCAATAGGAGATACATTTATTTTATCAGGTATTCCATTTACAGGCGCACTTGACAATTGCAATGGCTCTACATCATAAGTCATTCGTTTAAACTTACCTGATGAAGGCTCAAACAAATGGTCTTTTGGATATGATACGCTTACAATTTCATTTAAGAATATTTTAAAGAATGCTGCAATACTTTCTTCAGAACCACGAGTATTGTAATAATTTATGATTATCTTATACAATGATACCTTGTCCAATGCAGTACTATTGGGTATATTTAATGCAATAAGTTCACGTATATTATCAAGGTAATGATTTGATGGAGCATCAATATCTTTATCTGTAAGTATGCCACCAATTTCGCATGAAGGTAATCCAACCGTATTAAGGTATTCATAATACTTCTGAATAAAAGCAATTAAATTGGATGCACTGCTTTGAATATTAGATGGCAATAAAGATTGTGTACGTACACTTTCCAAATTGCGCGGGCGGGCATCAGCAATACTTAATAACATATGCTTTATCGGTCTCTTTTGAATGTGGTATATTCAGCGTTGCGACTGCTACCGCCAATTGCAATGGTATCATTTTCTGCATAAACACTAAGACGCGTTGAATCGATTCTTATGAGTTGATTGCGTTTTGGTGCAATATCATTGCTAGCTGGCATAATATCTAAAATAATGTCATAGTAATCGTCAGCATAAATTGAATCAATTTCAAATTTACCAGTCAATACATTTATCTTCCCACAATTGGTATTTATTTTAATTCTATTTGCTGTTGCTTGATCAACATAATATGTGTATAATCTGCGATATGTAGAGTCGCCAGATATGGATTCATCTCCTAAATAACACTGTGTAGCTTTTATGTTAAACGGTGTGCAATTGATGATGGTATGGCCATATTCATCATTGCTTAGTGGCATATTAAACTGAAGAACATTGCGCTGTTGATTTTGTGGATCAATAATAAAAGAACCTGATAAATTGCTAATATATACTCTTACCAATGAATTTAAAACGGCAGGACTATAATTGTCAATTGCTCTTAAGAGCGAAGAATGTCTAAATACTCCATCAAATTGTTCTAGGTATGTAGAGTTAAATGTTATTACCGTTTCACGTATTTTGTTTTCAATTTCTCCTTTAGAAAGATTTGTTTTGCCAGCATTATATTTAAAGAATACATCAAGAGTTAGATTGATATAAGTAGGATCAACAAATTCAGTTATCATACTCAATACTTTCTTTGGTTTAAGTATAGCGCGTATAGAGTCTTCCTGAATATCAGTAAGAGTTAATGCTTCTTTTGGTTTTATACACAAGAATGTTTTACCATATTGAGGAGGATCATTATCTTCGCCTCCCCATACTGCTATACTCTGTGCAGCTGAAAAATTTGATAATATAAGTGTCTTATAATCATCAGCAGTCACAGCACGGTTTTGACTAACATATGATGCAGGTGCATTAAATCTTATGCTTTCAATATCTTCTTTATCAGATCCGCTCCCTGCATTATTGATTGTGATTATTGAATTTTGGCTATAATTTGCATTTTGTACTGTTACATTATCTATCAGAGAAAATACGCCTGCGCCGTTTGCATCAGCTCCACTTGTTGTAAGATATTCAATTTCTACAACACTTAAGTTGTTTGGTCTTTTTCCAAATACATCATTACCAAAAGAAATTTGATATTTACCATAGATATTTTCATCAGCAAAATAAATCCGCGACTCACTTCCAGTTTCACCAATATTTGCTTCTGTATATTTGGTATATACATTAGCATTCAATGAAGTAGACGAATCATACACACGAACAATTAACGTCGACATGTCTATATTTGCATCATCAATTTGATAAACCAATCGATCAGTAACACTATTTACTTGATAGCGTTTGGTATCAATGGTACCTTGATGAACATCAACCGTTTTCTTATATTGATTTGAACCGCTAACATTTGGTATTATGGTTTCATCAAGATTTACAAAATAATATGTATTATTATTTTGAATTGTTTTAAACCGGGTGCCACGAGGCAGTATTATACCAGTACTTTGAATTGGCACACCTACGCCATACGTTAATGTTAATGATAATCTTGCGGTTGAAGCAGATTTGCTACGCGGTATATAACCAACCAGTTTGGCATTTGAAACAACACTACTTCGCAATTGTGCGCTATCAATAAATGTTTCATTGAGAGCCATATGTGCCAACATTGCATTATAGTGTGTATTATAAGCAAGAATATCAAGAAGTTGATTAAGACCGCTACCGCTATAATTCCAATCTTTAAATTCAGAATTGGATGTAGAAAAATATGAAATTAGATTTTGTTTGATTGCATCAAAATCCAATTCTGTTACATTTAGTGTTTGCATTTATTTGGTGTTATCTTAAACGGTTTAGGTAAAATTGTACTTCTGTTTTTTGATCATATAACACAGTAAATCCTATTGTTATTGCATATGCATTTTCATTGCTGTTGTCAATAATATCAACACTAATGTTACTAATTCTCGGCTCGTCTTTAAGAGCGCGTACGATAGCATCTTTTAAAGATAATATCGTAAATGGGTTAGACGGTTCAAACAATAATGAATTTACACCACCACCAAGTTCAGGATGAAATGGGCGTTCGTATACACCGGCCAATACCAAGTTCTTAACACTCGCTTTAACAGCATCAATATCAGTAATAGGACGTATATCCTTTAGAGTTGGATGTAATATAAATGATACATCCAAATCCGAATATAATCCTGTTTTGGCAACAACAGATGATGTAATTGTTGAGGAATTATAATCCGATAAGATGCTACTCATTATTATCTATTTATATCATATTGTGCGTCCTTCTCGTATGCCTCCACTTACAATGCGTACTTCAATTGGTGCAGCGTCTCCAGGTTTGCTTTTCCCACCAGTATTAACGCCTTTTGCTTCAATTGATTTGTATGTTGATTTATCATTGCCGCAATAATAATCAATAACATTATTTGACATACCGCCTGTATCATGAACTGTAACCCGACCGCTACCAACAGGCGACTTATCTTTAGCATATCGTATTTCAAGAACGGTCTTACCTTTAAAGTAGTTGCTAGCAACGCTCGTGCCTTGCACAAGAGGCACGCCATATGCTCCATTAAACTGATCAGACGGTTTAAGTTTAGCACCAGGCGGTGTAATTTCTCTTGCTGTTGTAGGATCAATTGCTGCATTGCCATAAGCAGTCATAAAGAATGGTATCCAATCACCAGTAGCTGCAGCATTGCGCGCATAATAAGCGCGTATCACAGCGGTATTGCGAGTTATTTCATTTTCAATAACACCTGATCGGCCGTTATAGTCAACCTTTAAATCACCATTCCATTCAGGATGTTTACTCAATTCGTCTTGTACCAATTTTAAATATGTTGCTTTATATTCGGCATCTTTGGTATCATCTGTTGTACGTGAAATGTTATCATGATAAGCATATGCAAGAGTATTTAATACTGATAGCATACGTATATAATTTTCCAAATCTGTTCCAGATATTGCAGCAACTTTCTGAGGATCTTTATTAAGATGTTCTTTTAATTGAAATATAAATGCGTCATATTCATCCTTTGGTTTGCTATCATACGTTGCATTTGCAACTGGGTTTGCAACTCCTTCAACAGCTGGCGGAGGAGTATCAAGAGGTATTTTGGTTGCATTTGGTAATAGTGCACCGCCTGGTCCATAATTGGGTGATGCACATATATCAAGGCTGCTTAGACCGTTAAGAATATCACTTATGCCAGTTACTTGACCAAAATTATTAAGAATTTCATTTGTCTTGGCAACAAGATCAAGGCCAGTTAAACCTTTAAGCGCAAGCAGTGCTTCATTAAGTGAAAGCTCTTTTAACTTTTTAGGATTAGCCATTTCGCTAATCCGCTTTATATTTTCATACTGCTTATTGAGAGCATCCAATTGTGCAATCAAATCTTTTGCAAGAGGATTGTTTAATATAAGATCTTCAGCTTTTTTAAGACCCATTTCCATAAGGCGATGTGGTAAATTTTTAGCACAGTCACTTAAGCTTTGAATTTGACCAACCATAGCCAATTCTTGAACAGCAAAATCTTTAAGAACTGCTGTATCAGTTATTTTAGGCCCAATAGTAGCAGACTTTTTATTAACCAATTCTGCCTCATCAGAAAAATCAGCGCGGGTTACGGTTATTGTATATGTTGAAAGTGTAATATCATCTTCGGCTGTACATGTTAACACAATAATGTTTGTACCAATACTCAACATGATGGTATTGCTAGCTGCGCCACTAACAACATCAATTCCATTTACATTTATTGCTGTTGCAGCTTGAGTCACCGTAGGAGTTACTTTTACAGAATTGATTTCGGTTACCACTGCAACGGTATAGTCATATACGGTTGGGCTAAAAGTTGGAGTCAATTGTCCAGATGATATTCCTATAGATGCAAGTGTACTAACAGTTGAAGCAGCGGCGCGTACAACTGTAAGAGTGTATGTTTTTGTTGTGGCATCTTCCGCAGTAACTATTATTGTAAATACAGTACTTCCAACATTGATAAATGTTGCGGCACAAGGTGATCCTGAAGTTACACTTACAGCATTAACTTTAACTGTAGCTAATCCTGTGGCGGTGACAGTTGGCGTTACTGTTCGTGAAGGAGTTTCATATGCTGTATACGGCATATTAACCGTATAAGAAAGTGTTGTTGGGCTAAACGTTAAAGACCCAGCTGTTGTAGTTAAAGCTGAAAGAGTTGCGTCAGATGATGGCATATTAGTTTAGTTTGATTTTACTTCCTTTGATGACAACATCACCGCCGCTACTTACAACGTTAATTCCTTTGCCTTTGATACTTGTAGCGCTGCTTGAAGAGTATATTGCTCCTGCGGTTGAAGTTATGTCTATGCCTTTTGCATTAACTTTTGTCATGCCAAATGAGCCAACATCTATAGTTTTTGCAACTACAACCAATGTGCCTGTTGTCATTGAGGTATTTTTTCCTAAGACAGTTGACATGTTTGTACCATGAATTGTGCTTGTATTGGTACTATATACATCAGTTTTACTTTCTCCGCCAACATAGAGTGTATATTTACCACTTGCATGCAATAAATAGTCATCGTGTACAGTTACCTTTGCACCAGCTCCAATGTTCATTGCATATTCATCTGATATTTCCATCAAGTATTGACCGCCAACCTTAGTGCGGCGGGCTCCCTTTACTGTTTCATTATAGTCGCCATTTATCTCAAGATTATAATCTCCATTCACAACAGTATTGCAATTACCAAGCACTGTTATATTGACATGGCCTTCAACTGTAATGTTATCTTCACCGTGAATTACTTTGTAACCATTACCATATACGGTAATTGTGCGGTCACCCGTAGCATTAATCTCTTCACTTGTACCGCTCTTGTGCTGTCTTAATAAACGTTCATGTCCAAGTGTATCATCAACTTCAAAAACATGGCCGCCACGTGTTTGCGTAACATTATTAAATGGATAGACAGATCCATCGGTTGGATGAGGACTGCCCCATGTTTCATTGTTTGCCATAAGTATATTTATTAAGCAATTATGGTACAAGTGCTGCGAACAAGAGATATGCTGCGCGTCTTTGTATAACAGCCATTGCCTTCACGGCTGCCAGCAGCATTTGTATTGCCTTCAATGGTATTAAACTTGCCATTAGCATCACTATCACTTGTAGCTATACCAATATGACTAAAGCCAAAGATAACAAGATCTCCTGCATATACCTTGGACGGATTAGTAGTCAATTTAACAGCATTACTTTTGCTGCGCGCCCATGCTTCATAACCGCCACCTTTAAATGCACTTGCACTTTTTGGCCGATCTGCTTCACTAAATACACCACTCTGTTGCACACACCAACTTACAAAGGCTGCACACCACGGCGCTCGTGCATTGTATCCATCTGAATAATCTGTGGCTTTCCACATCTCAGCTATACCCGGACCTTGGTTTGGAGTTGTCTCGTATGTATTACCAACTTTGCTTTGAGCAGCTTGAATGATTTTTGTTTTGGCTGCACTATTAACAACTATTGGCGGTCCAGCCTGCTCAAGACTACTACATGCTCCGCCCGTGCCAACTGCGCTCCCATTAAAGTTTTGCGCACCGCTCGATTGAGCAGCATAGCTAGCGCTACTTCCAGAATTTATTCCTGCACCGGTTGGCATATCACTGCCAGTTCTACTTGGAAAAACACCATGAGGATCGCCAAACCCCTGTCCTACTACGCCCAATCCATTATCATAACCTGTAGCGCTTGGTATACTGCCAGTTACAACCGGATCTTGCAATTCTGTGCCATCTCTAAAGAATCCAAATACCCATGAGCCGGGCACAAGGCCAGTTGCGCTTTGTCCAATTCCGCTTACGCACGGACTTGTCACTGGCATTATACATGTGGCCCATGGAAGATCTTCTTTAGGCAATTCGGCCGTGTCATCAGTATGATAGCCAAGACACCTTACGCGAACACGCCCTTGTTGCAATGGATCGCCAACATCTTCAACAACAGCTGTAAACCAATTGGTAATATTCATTATGCGCTATCTTTAATAATTTTTAGTCGTGATTTGTATATGCCTTCTTTAAATGAATGAACAGCTACCGCCACTATATATTCTCCGCTTAATGATGCGTCCAATTCTTCAGTATTTGCCTTGTTTATATTTGAATTGTATTCACTTATATCAGTTGACTTTGGAATTTCAATTTTAATCTTGCGTCCTGGGTTTAATCGAAAGTCGCCAAAAACTTCAATTTCATGATTCATACTTTGCATATTAGCAAGATATGATTTAGCACGCCCTAAGCTTTCGCTCATTATTTCAGCAGAACCTGGTTTGCCACTGCTGTTTGCACTACTGTTGGTTGATAATAAAGTACGGCTAGCATTAGGAGAAGTTGTGAAATTTTCAGCTTTAGCCGTTTTGCCGTTTGTAAAGAAGTTCATTGCTTCACCATATCCGCTGCTTGCTGACAGTTTGTTTGCAGACACATTCTTATCTTTACTCAGATTAAAGATTTTTGATATGAATGATTTTTTTGCATAATCAGTAACTTCAGTTTTGTTAGCAAATCCACCTTCCGTCGCTTGCTTAAGTTTGTCCAACTTAATGTTGCTGCGCATACTCAAAATCTTGCTCATCGCTTCTGCATATGACTCAGGATTTTCTGGACTGTTTCTTAAAAACTGATGATAATGATATGTAGCATATAGCGGGCTTTTAATCATCTTTGACAATGAATTGATAAGTACAAATCCACTTGAAATGGTATTGTATACAAAGAAAGGTGCGCCGTCGGCATCATATGCTTTTTGTCTTAGCCATTCAACTGCTTTTAATGGGCTTTGAATTGTTATAACTCCATCAAAGGCGGTTGTGCATTTGCCCATATGCAATACCTTTGTCGCATTTAGGTCTTGCTGAAGAATCTTTTGAATGTTTTCGGCAACATTACCTTTGACACTACGACTAATACGCTTAAGCATGCTCAGGTAACTATAGTCACTTACGGCTATCAAATTGTATTCTTGTACAGAAATACTGTTGGGCGTCTTTTCATAATTTGGATATTCTTTAACAGTAAAGTTTAAATTTACTTCGCGCGCGCTACCATTTTTTGTATCAGTCTTTTGCAGTTGCACATTTATAATTTCTTGTCCGCTAATTGCAAAGTCTTCAAAGAAATTTACATTATCACGTATGCGCGCATTAAATACAATTACCGGAGAAAACAATTCTTCAGTGATGGTAAAAGACGTTATTAAACTTTGCATATCAACCGTCTTACCTTTTGAATTTTTAATACTCAACGCTTTTACCAAATATGCACTTGGTATGGTTGCGCTATTATCTGCGCTTGAAATACCTTTTGGAGTATTTCGTGTAACTGGTCCGCTAATTTGATATTCAGCCATGGCTTATGATGTTAACACAGAGAAATATGTTTTCTCAAAATTGCGTATAAGATCAGTACGAACAACCTTTATCTTTTGTTTAGAGTCATTTTCAAGTTGTTCTTTTTCATAATAACTAATGTTGCCAATTGTTTCCGTATAAGCAGGTTTAGCAAAAATTTGTGTGCCATCAATAAATGCCATGGTTGATGGATTAACAGTCAGTGGATTGCGTTGTAAATCATCATTTGATATATTAGTAGCTGTATTATTCGGCCAAATTGGTTTTTGTGAAGCCGATTCAGGTATATAATATAAAGTCCAGCCATCTTTTTCAGATACATTATTATGAACAAACAACAACATCCATACCGGATATGGCCGCCATGGTTCATGCCCAGTGCCTTGTGTAGGAAAGTCCAACCAATCGCTAACAAATGTTAATGTTGGGCATGTACACCATATTGGCATTCCGGTATCAATATCTGTTGCATAGTTACCATAATAAAAAAATGGAATTTCAGCTCCATTTACTTTTAAATAATACGGTGAATATCCTTGAGCGAATGATGCAGCCGAGAGCGTATTTAGTATGCTAAATACGCTCTCAGGATATGTAACAGAAGAATCAAATTCATCAAGTTTAAAATATTGGTATGGCGCATACTTGTAATATTCCCAAGACGAATTGCTTAATGTTATTGCTCTATAATAATCTTTACCAAAAACATATTGGCTTTTTGTTGGTAAACCATTTGAATCAACATTGTCAACATATCTGTTACCAACTTTATCATATTGTGTAATTACTCGGTTAATAAATTCTTCTTTATTTGCAACATCAGCAGCATAAAGAGCAAGTTGTGCAGCATCAGTTGGCACATTATCAATGCCGCCTGATAAAAATGTTTGTGCCATTGCAATGATACCACCCGTTGCACCAGGAGTGGGTAGTGTAGCTTTTACTTTTAATTTAGCATTTGTGTCAGCATTAACTGCGGCCGCTATAGTTGATGCTGACCGGCTAGATACATTAGGCTTAATAGTAATAACAACATAATTTACTCCATTAACAGTATTTGTGACAACACTTATTGTTAATGCATTATCATCAGGAGTAGCAAAAACTATACTTATATTGTTTCCAAGAGTACCTGTGTCTATCGCAGTAAATAGTATTTGGTTTGCGGATATACTATCTCCGGTTAACAATGATGCAGCAACTGGAGTAACCTCATATGCATTTTCCCATATCAATCGGTATTGTTCACTATTTAAAAATGCATTTTTAATTGCACTTGATGTTTTTCCTGTAGAAATTTCAACAATATTATGAACCACCAATTGCAATAAAGCATAATCATATTTTAATATATTTGCTTTATACATATTATTAGAATCGGTTATTTTTAATGATGTTAAATATTGCGAATCCAATGGTATAACAGAAAAATCTCCATGTCCTTCGGCCAATCTATTTTGAAAAGTAAGTTCAGGACTAATGACTATTGCACTATATTCATCATATTCATTGCTTATCATGTTTTCCAAATCAGCTGATGCTAATGGCCAAGAGTTGCTAATTCCTGTTTTTAATTGGTCATTTAAAATAAAAAATGTCCAATAGTAATTTGGATTGCCATACAGTTTTTGAGATATAATATCTGGGCGATCACCATTTTGTATATTATAGTATGTATAATATGAAACTTTATCCTCATTAAGATTGTTAATATCAACTGTTCGTGATATATCCGTGAGTGTCACATAATTACCTTGGCCCGAAACATCATACTGCATGGTCGGAAACTTTGAAAAGAAATTGGTAGCCATATTAACCTAATGTTGCTTGTGTAAGTGTTTGATTTGTTGCAGTAGAGTTTACTATGGAAGATTGCATACTATCATTACTTATATCAATTTCTTTAGATGGCATATTGTATGCAGCTACAAAATCTTGTGCGGTAGCACTTAACATACCAGGTTTTACAACAAGTTTTTGTATATCTTCCTGAGTAAGAGCACGTGGTTCAATAAATGTTAATATCATTTCTGTATCAAGTGGGCTACCATCTACTCTCCATATATTAGCAATACTATTATATGTGCTGCTCATTGTAGTAAGATAACATCCAGGAAATATCTTTGGCAAAAACTCAATTTCATGTGAATCACTAGCGCCATGAATAAATTTTATGGTCCAGGTTGGAGGATATTCCAATTGGTATTGTGTACCTTTAGGATACAGTCCAGCGCGGAAAGTTTTTAATATGTCTGCTATCAATTTACTTTCGGCTGCTGTGCTAGCAATGAATTTAAATTGAAATTGAAATTGCCGTGTAGCAGTACCAGTAAATTGGGTTGTGATGTTTTTATTTAATGTTGCGCCAACACCAATACTCACTCCAGCTTTAATGGATGCACTAGCACCGCTATTTTCGGTCATAGCTTGAGCTAAACTTCCTAAGCTTTTGGGCATGGATGCAGTCGCTGCTTTAGCTGCGGCGGCGGCTCCGCTCTGTCCTGCTTTAGCAATTGCTGCTCCAACAAAACCAAGTTCAACATCATTATATGTTGCACCGTCAGCAAATGAAATATTCATTGGAATTGGCATATAGATATATGAAGTAGTTGCTGGTGTGCCAGATGTACTGCTAAATTGTATCATTGGTCGATCAGTTGATCCAGCCAATTCTATAGGATATATTAAAGGTGTAGACATATAAATACTATAACTATTTATATGACATACAGTGGCAAATTTAATCCTGTGAATATAGGAAAATACGAAGGTGACTTTCGCTGTATAAAATACCGCAGCCTTTGGGAGCGCAATACAT